GTTTTTTCCGTAGTTCCCCCATAGGTTTTCCTATGGAAGCCGGTATGAAATCCGGTTTTGTCGTTTCCAGCGTGGCGAGCTGGCAGATGTTTAATCTGTACCTAACGAGAAAGGTAGCTGGCTTGCAATGGCATGGCAGGGTTTGTTTCTTGCCCATAACACTTACCGTTCCTCACCTAGTAGCAGCAGTGTCAACCATCCTTTGCGAGCTTGCATTGTGCGCCAATGGATGCCGAAGCTGGCCTGTTATGGATCATGTTTACGTTCTGTCATCTCCAGCAAGTCGCGTGCGTATACAGGCGGTCACACCGTCAGGCGGCGGCTTTACGCAACAATGGTGGTAGACCACTAAAAACCAACCCATTTGGATGTCGCTTTCATAATTCCCATCCCATCGTCACAAAAGCAGACTGGTTCACTGTCCTTCTTGCAAAAGCGCGGAAAGGTGCTCGGCCGTATCTCATTGGAGAATTTGTTGATGGAGGTAACATGTCTGGCGAGAAGGCCAAGCCCTCGTGGCCCCAGCACTGCTGGGTTGGGTGACATGCCATCAGCTATTTGACAGTGTGTTGACCGGAAGACTACTCAGTAAGCACAGTGCGTACCGTTGCAACGTCTCACGACCTTTACGTGGTTATGACTGTGCGCCACGTTTAGTGGGGGTAGTGCCCATATTTACAGTTGTTTTAATCGTACAACTTTTAAAACAAGCATGGGAGCGTTAAGCCGCGCCGCAAGGCAACATTCCGTAGGGTTTAATCCCGCCCAATGCCGAAGTTTGTCGCTTTAGGCTTGGAGGTCGATTTACACAATTTGCGTTGGGGAGACCCGTGGCGCAAGTGCCGTGTGACCGGGCGCAAATCGTGAAGTTTCCCGCATGCAAACCAGATGATCACAACATCAACCATTTCTGTGGTGTTACCAAGAGTGCAGTCGGCCACGAGGCTGCCTCGACGCATTGAGGGTGTTCAGAAGCGTTCAGTTCGCAGCTTTCGCCGCGTTCGTGATCGGGCCGTTTCTATGTGCGGCTTGTTGGCAAAGGCCATTGGCGGCTTCAAGGCCGTGGTGGAGGCCAAGCGCGCGGAGTGGTGGCGTCAGAGCAAGGACTACTGGAACTGGGTCTTGTACGACCGGCCGGTGGCCCATGGCGGTAAGCCACAGCCGCACCATCCTGATCACAGCTGGCAAGAGATTCTGCGCTTGCGCGCTATCATTGAGCGCTTGGAGCGTCGTTTGCGGGAGATGCAGGCTCAGCGTGAGATTGAGCGAGCCAAGAAGAGGGACCAGAGACCTCGCCCTCACAGCGGCGGACCACGACCGCTGTTACAGGCGGCGCGGGCCAGCTTGCCGTTTGTGGCTACTGCCATTGGCACGCTCGCGTTTTCGCGGGCTTGCGGGGCTTTCCGCGACAGCGTGACGAGCATCGCACGCTCAATAGCTAGAGGTGCTAGTGCCGCTGAGAGCTCTTTGGGCTCGGTGGCCAAGCTGGTAGAGACTTTGAGGTCTAGGTTAGCTACCGTCTTCAGCCGTGCGGGTATTCCTTGGGGCAGGTTGGTCGCTGGCGTGGTGGGCCTGCTCGTGCTTAAGGTGGTGACAGACGCGGGCGTCGTGCTAGTGCACGGGGTGCTTATGCACCTCTTGCGCATAGCTACGCGCGATCGCTGGTTCATTGACGCGCAGCACCAGAAGGTGCCGCAGGCGCACAGTGATGCGCCAGTGCCCCCATTTGCGTGGGGCATGCTCATTCTGCGCATGGTCTTC